CCGGAAGGCGCATGGGTTAAGAGTGATGATGGCAGATACATCCAAATACTGAGACGGAAGAACACATCATCCCAAAAAAACAAACATTCTGCCAAATATTGGGTAAGAACTGTTGTCGGAACGTTTAATCATCTTCAATTTATGGATACTGATTTTGAAAAACACCCAAGCCGCTATACTTTCGGTGGACGTTTTTCTGGATTGGGCAAAGAGTCAACTCTGTCAAATAAAACGACATTAAGTCCACATGAAGAAGCATGGGTGAAGCTAACATTGCTCTATAAAGACCCCTACAAGGCCTACTTGCAAGTTTGGCCTGGAAGTACGAGCAATCAATACCTAAGACAAAGAGTAGCCGTTTTATTACAACAGGCGAGAATTATGGCAGAATTACATAAATGCGTAGCAACAGCAGCAGAGGCGTTGAACATTGACCCCAAATTTATTCTTGAAAATTTGAAAGATGTCGCCGGAAATAAAAAAGAAAGGGGCGCATCAAGGGTAAAAGCGTGCGAGGCGCTTGCCGACCTTCTCGATTTAAAGCCGAAACGAGACGAAGGCAAGAAAAAATGGGTCGGTGAATTGCAAGGGACTATCTCTGAGGCAGAGGTAAGCAAGATAGAGGGAACAGAGCGTCCTCTACTGGAAGGATCAGGCAGTGGTGACTAAGAATTTCAACATCACTCAACCCCCATCCGTTCTCAGTGCAGAAGAACGTGCGATTGAAATGGGCCGCAACGATCTGATTAAGTTCGGAAAGTTCTTCTTAAAGGGAGATTTTGGCAAATCGGAAAGTCCGCTATTTCATTATGAAATTGGTGATGCGTTATTGGACAATTCGACCCGAAAACAGCTTGCAATTATCATCGCCCGAGGTCACGCAAAGTTTTTAAAAATGGATGAACCGGTTCTCACTGAAACCGGTTGGCGCAAAATTTCTGAAATTAAAAAGAATGATAAGGTCTATGGGTCAGATGGGAAATTACACAACGTTACTCATGTCTCTGAACCAATTCTAAAAAATTGTTATACAGTCGAGACTCGTGATGGACGATCTGTTGTTGCCTCAGAAGACCATTTATGGACTGTACGTCCTCTTTGTGGATATAAAAAGAAAAACCACATGGTCTATACAACAAAACAATTAATCGAGAAAAGATATCATAGAAAAAGACTAGATAAGCGATACAATAAAATCCGTAATGAGTTTGTATTCGGAATTGATTGCCCACAGCCCATAGAATTTGAAATTAAAAATTTACCACTTGACCCCTATTTACTAGGAGTATTGATCGGAGATGGTGCATTAACATCTTCAAGTACGCCAAGAATATCCGGCTTATACGAAGACATTTCTTTTTATATTAGCCAGACAAAGCAATATAATTGGAGTGAAATAAGATGGCAACATGAAAGAGCGCCATATGTCTCTATACGTAAAATCCATAACATCATAAGAAATTTAAATCTTAATGTTAAAAGCAATGATAAATTCATACCAAAAGAGTTCTTGTCTGGATCCAAAGAACAACGTCTTTCTTTGCTAAATGGATTAATGGATACCGACGGAACAACCGGATCGCCTAAAGCCGGTAAGCAAAATATATCGTATACTACAGTAAGCAAGCAACTTGCGAATGATGTCGTCTATCTTGTAAGAAGTCTAGGTGGGATAGCTAAACTCTCTTACAGCAAAAACAAATATGATGGCTATTATCACATTGGAATAAAAATGGGCGTTTGCCCATTTAGACTTCCAAGAAAGGCTAAAAAATGGAAGGCATCGTCAAGACTATTCAACGCAATCACCAAAATAGAGCCGGCAGGCGAGCATCTTGGCGTTTGTATTGCAATTGAATCAAATGATCACTTGTATGTGACAAAAGATTTTTTACTGACACACAATACCACCCTTATTAAAGCCTATATTTTACATAGCTTTCTCTATCTTAAAAAAGGAGATCCACCTCTGTTTTATGGGTGGGTTTCTGACTCACTTGGAAAGTCATACCGAAATATCGCCTACGTAAGCAATCACATCAAATACAATGAAAAAATTATCAGATGCTTTGGTCCGTTATGTGGAGAAAAAAGAGGGAAGATTTGGAACAAGCAGGACATTGCCCTAACCAATGATTGTACGCTTATCTCTCGATCCAATGCAAAGAATATTCGTGGCGAGACGACTGCCAGTGTGATTGGTGGCGCACAGCGATACAACCGGATTCTTCTTGACGATATTGAGAACGAAGAAAATACGAAAACATACGAATCCAGAGAAAATCTTAAAAAGATCGTGACCAATGCCATTTATCCGGCGCTTGATATAAATACAGGACGCCTCATGTTTACCGGAACGCCGGTACATTCTGACTCTTTATGCCAGAATATAATTGATGGTTGGGGCAAAGCCGTTAAAGAGGGCAAAGAAGATGAATACAGTTGGCTCTCAATCATCTATAAGGCCACCCAACCTCGAATGGAAGGCGGCGTTCTTTGGCATTCCTACATTCCAAAAGAAAAACTTCAAGAGAAAAAGCAGTTTTATATAGACAATAACAACATTTCCGGCTATTATCAGGAATATGAACTTGAGCCGCAGGGCCAGGAAAATAAGATATGGACCCGGGAGCACTATAAAATACATGACGCACACTATTATTACGAGAACGGCCAGTCTTATCTGAATTGGCGTGGCGAAATCATTCCCATCAACTGCCATCTTGGTTCAGATCCATCAACAGATATTAAAACAAGAAATTCAGACAACAGCGTAATCATGGTGATCGGTATTGCAAAAGACAAGCGGATCTTTGTGCTTGAATATATCTCGAAACTTGCTATACCACCCCTTGGGATCAGGGATGATAATGGCGAATTACTGACAGACATGGGCGTTGTGGACTATATCTTTGAATTATACGATAAATACCACTGCAAGAATGGGACAGTTGAAGATGTGGGAATGACCCGTGGTGTATGGAAAGATATTTCCGCAGAGAAGTACAGGCTGAATCGATTCGATATCATCATTATACCGATTGAACCCCAAGGCAAAGAAAAACTGAATAAGATTATTCGTGGATTGAATACTTATTTTTCCTTCAGATTGATTCATGTGAGAGAAGATCACTATACTTTGCGCAACCAGATCGAAAATATGGGGCCAAGCCTCGGCCACGATGATGAAATTGAAACTCTCTTTTTCAGTGTGCAAAATATGCAATTACCGGATCTAGAAAAGAAAGGCATTAAATTCATAAGGTCTAAAAAGAAAAAGCAAAAAAGCTGGGTGACGGCTTAAGGAGATACGATGGCAAAAGCAGATAAATTAAAAATGTTGGCTGAAAGCAACAGGCAATTATACCTGAGATTGAAAAACAATCAATGGTATAAATGGCGGGAAAACAGCCAAAAGGCATACGATTTCTTTCTTGGCGACCAAATCACAGAAGATGAACTTCAAGAACTGCGTGACGCCGGAATGCCTGACTTTACAGTAAACAAAATCACAAAGAGTGTAGAAATGCTGATCTATTTCCTTACCGCAAAGAGTCCAAGATGGAATGCTGTGGGAAGAGACGGAAGCGATTCCAGTTTGGCAGCCATCCATTCAGCCATGATCTCCTATGGATGGGACATAAGTAAGGGGAAAAGCGTACTCGGACAGATTTTACAGAACGCATTTGCAAAAACACTTGGCTATATCTTTATTGATGTGGACCCGGACATGGATCGCGGAATGGGCGAGGTCGTATTCAGGAGCCTTGAGCCGTGGGATGTTTACCCCGATCCGGCCAGTAAAGATATCATGTTTTCAGATGCCTCATATATTCTCATTAAAAAGGACTTCACAAAGCAGGACTTGATCAATAAGTTGCCTGACTTTAAAACGAAGATTCTAAAATGTGATGGCAATGACGAACATAATGTGTCCTATTCTGAAACCGACACAGAAGAATCAATGTCGATACAGGGAGATAGCGTATTTGCCGTTGATAAAGATGGTATCGAATCGATCTGGATTGACTATTACGAAAAGTACGTAAAAGAGCGACAAGAATTTAGAAATGTAACTATCGCCAATGAGCCTACAGAAGAAATGCTTGCAGAGGCCAAAAAAGTAATTGAACAGGAAGTCGAGCTTTTCAAACAAGACGTTCAAAAAGGAATGCAAGATTTCCAGATCACATTGAATGACTCTCTTGCCGCCGGAGAAATATCGGAGGAACGCGCTCAGTTTTCAATGCAGCAAAAAATTGAAGAGGCTCAGAACCAAATTGTTCAGTTCGAACAGCAGAAATTATCAGAGATCGTTCAGCAGTTGACAAAAAAAGAAACAAAAATCATAACGAAAAAAGAGTACGGAATTCTGAAAAAGAGCGAAGAGTTCGCAACTCGTATCGTTGACGCCATTCCGTATTACGAAACACAGATCAGGAAAATCGTAACAATCGGAACTGATACATTCCTGTATGATCAGGTACTGCAAATTAGCGATTACCCGATTATTCCAGTTCCATATTTACATACCGGAACACCATTCCCGATTGGATCAGTCCAGATGGTTGTCGGCAAGCAACGGATGGTAAATAAATCAAATCAGATCATGATTCATAATGCCTCTCTCGGAAGCTCATTGAGGTGGCTGATTGAAAGAGGGTCTATTAATGAGAAAGAGTGGGAAGAAAACTCATCTCGCCCGGGTGGATTTATGTATGTTGAGCCTGGACACGAAAGACCGACACCGGTAATGCCGATGACTCTTGCAAATGCTTTTTTCACACTGACAGAAAAGGGCGGTAAGGAACTTGAAGAAGAAATGGGCGCACTCGCTTCTATGCAGGGCGTAACCAGTGAACAGCCAGAAACATATCGTGGCGCATTGGCTGCTGACGAGTTCGG